CGCGACTCTCGGCGGGCGGCTTCTTAAAAAAGCTCTTTAGAGGGGGTTAGGGGGAACCCTCCCCCTAAAGGGATTTGACGTGCTCGCTTGCTCAGTTTGGAGGTAACTGGAACAATGGCTCTAATGCTGGTCTCTCTTACTGGAACCTGAACAATTCGTCTTCGAGTTCCAACGCGAACATCGGCAGGCAGACTCTTATTAGCAAACTAAAACATTTAATAGCACGTCATCTTCCTTACCACTTGGTAAAAATTAGGCCGATAAAGAGCATGGTTTAGTAGGTTTATTCTCGAAACACCATGAGGCTAATAAGAAGGATGAAATTGAAACGTGTGGGGTATATATTTGAAAAAATAACTGACATAGAAAATATAAAAAATGCTATAAAGAAGGCGTCACGTGGTAAAAGAAATAAAAAATATGTCAAAAAGATATTAGAGAATCAAGATTTCTATGCCGAACAAATTTATCAAATGTTAATCAACAAAACCTATAAGCCATCGCCTTATAAAATCAAAATAATATTTGATGGTGCTAATAAAAAAGAAAGGCAGATTTACAAACCCAGATTTTATCCAGACCAAATAATACACTGGGCGTTAATGCTACAGCTTCAGCCCATTATTATGCGAGGAATGTATCGCTATTGTTGTGGTAGTGTGCCTGGTAGAGGCACGAGTGATGGGCAAAAAGTTTTAAGGAAATGGCTAGATAGTGACTACAAGAACACAAAGTATTGTCTAAAAATGGATATATCAAAATTTTACCCTTCTATAGATAACGAGATATTAAAAATCATGTTTCGCCGAAAAATAAAAGACCCTAACTGCTTATGGTTAATAGACGCAATAATTGATAGCAGCGAAGGATTACCAATCGGAAATTATACAAGCCAGTGGTTTGCCAATTTTTATTTGGAGAGTTTAGATCATTATATAAAGCAGGAGCTTGGTGTTAAGTACTATATACGATACGTTGATGATTTGGTATTGCTTGGTAGCAATAAGCGTAAACTTCATGATGTAAGGAAACAAATTGAAGGCTATTTAAATAAACTCAATTTAAAATTAAAGGACAATTGGCAAGTTTTTAGAGTTAGCAAGAGAGGTATTGATTTTCTTGGGTTTAGATTCTTTTATGATAAAACTATATTACGAAAGCGCAATGCCCTGAGAATCCGTAGAAGAATGAAGAAAATTGGCATAAAGAAAAGTTTGAATCATAAAGATGCTAGTGCAGTAATTTCATACTGGGGATGGATTAAAAGAAGCGATAGTTATAATTTTTATCACAAGTATGTGAAGCCATATGTTAGCACAAATAAAGCCAAAAAGGTGGTGAGCGAATATGCAAAAACCAATAATATACGCCGAAATACCGGAGTTCAATCAGGAAACACAGGCAGTATTTCAAACTGAACCGGTAGATATGGGGGACTATATTTTCTTTGGCGTAGAAGTTAGAGACCTTCCACCAGACGAAGAAGGCGATATGATTGAATATTAAACTTGAATTATTAGAAGTAATCGAAAAGCAAAACGAATTAATTGATGAAATGAATAAATTAATATCTGATTTAGTAAATAAAAACGCACAACAGGAAAATTTGATTAATGAATTGTTGCGTAGTTGACTTATTATATGAAATAAAACACCTTATAAAAGGTGGTGGTAACCACGTTAAATTCAATGATGTTTAATGAAAAGGTGCTTAATTACTCAAATAAGCACTATGCATCTTTAACCGCAATAACAAAAGGGGTTGTATCAATAAAGCCTTCTTGCAGGTATCAGGCAGCCATAACAGCGGTTACAAAAGGCGTAGTAGACATTGATTATACACGCAGACGTTACATTAAACTATCTCCAATGATAACGAAGGGTATAGTCAGCATAAAACCAAGACAATACATAAAAGCATTTAACAAGGCTTTATTAATAGAAACCTCGTATAACGACGTCCTTAAAATTCCAACCGGCAACTTATTATCAAATAAAGAAGGCCAGATAGATTGTATTATCATGCCGCTGAGAAATCCCGGCTCAACCAATCAATATATATTCGACGGAAACGGACAGACCAACAGAAACCTTGAACTTCTTATTAAAACTAATGGCTCAATCTGTGCAAGATACGGAACAGGGAATACAACTCTTGAACTTATAAGTCAAAATCCTGCATCAAAAGATTACCCTTACAAGGTAACCGTTAAGTGGAATTTGCAAGCGGTGTCACTAATAGTTAACGGCAATATCACTTCCCGAGTGGGAGAACATGATATAGCTTTTGGCAATGAATTATATGTAGGCTGCAACAAGTCAGGAAACTCGCAATTAGACGGCGTGATGGATGATTTCAGACTGTCGGTTGTTGCACGTTCTGATGAAGATATTATAGAAATGCACAACGATATAAAGCCTTTCCCTGTGGATGAATGGACGACATATAAATTAAACTTTGATAATACACTTTTACCTGCATATGACGATATAACAGAAGATTTAGGTTTAACGACGATAGATGCTGCCTGCTACAATAAGTCGGACTGGCTTATATCAGGCGATACAGGGAAAGTCAAAAAATATGACGGTTCAACAGTGACAGACCTTACAGCAGAGTTTAATTTATCAGGTAAAAAAATAAATGCTATAGAATATGGAACTTATTGGTTAGCAGCAGGGCAACAAGGGCTTATCAAAAAATACGATAATTCAAGTGTAGTAGACTTAACCGCATCATTTGAATTCGGCTCATCGGATATAAATACACTAGCTTGGAGCGGTTTATACTGGTTGGTAGCAGGTAAGAACGGTAAAATCAAGAAATATGACGGAACTGTTACCGACTTAACAAATGATTTTAAGTTTGGTTCAGAAACAATAACCTGTATAAAATGGTCCGGAGCATATTTCTTAATAGGCGGGACAAACGGCAAGATAAAGAAGTATGATGGTGCAACTGTTACCGACTTGACAGCAGACTTTGACTTAGGGACAGCGACTGTCAATGCAATACAATGGAACGGCGATTATTTCCTTGTTGCTACAAGCAACGGCAAAATAAAGAAGTATGACGGAAAAGACGTTACAGATTTATCGTCACACTTTAATATAAGCACTGGCATTAAATATCTATCGTATAACGGAACATACTGGCTCGTATCTGTTGATAACGGGAAAATCTTAAAATACGAAAACGAAACAGTTACAGACATAACCGACATAATAAATCTTGGCGGGTCTAATGCTCCCGTTATATATCATTCTGAGTATTACTTAATCAATAACAATTCTAAAACAATCAAATTTTATTACCTGCCCGAAACATATACTTACTCTTGGTATTCACCTGCCATAGATGTCAGTAATACAACAGATAAAAACAGCGGACATGCAGCGGTAAATGCTAGTCTGCCCGGTGGAACGATGCTAGTAATAAAATCCCGTTCAAGTGACGACGGGCTTATATGGTCGGATTGGTTTGCAGCTTCTTCCGATGGAGATTTACGGCATCCAGGGGCAAATTTTATACAAGTGGTAGTTCAACTTAAAACTTTCGGTGCAAGAAAACCTGTATTTGACAGTGTAACTATTTCATTTGACGGAGTGGCAGACGCAACTCTATTAGCCTCTGACTTTTCAGAAGGCGGGCAATTTTATATGGATACACTGTTAGACAATTTAGTTATTGTAAACGGCATAGACATTCCAAGAAAATATGACGGAGAAGAAATAAGCATATTAGAAGGCAATCCCCCACAAGCTGCATTTATAGCAGCACACAAAAACAGGTTATTTATGGCAAAAGGTTCAAGATTGTATTTTTCAGAGCTTTTGGATATTGAAACATGGCCCGTATTAAACTTTATTGATATATCACCTAACGACGGGGACGTAATAAATGGATTAATTGTTTACGGCGATTACCTTGTTATTGCAAAGAAACATTCTATCTGGATGTTATCCGGCGAAGGGCCAAGCACGTTTATGGTGAAAAGGATTCATTCAGATAAAGGGGTATATGCTCCACGTTCTCTAATTGTAGTGGACGGCAACTTATGCTTTGTAGCAAACGACGGTATATATTTAAGCGATTTAACCCAAACAGTTTTAATAAGTGAACGGATAAGAAAATATTGGGAATCTCTTAATCCTAGAAGAATAAAGCAAGCAGCTAGCTATTACACTGGAAACAAATTATATGTATCGGTTGCGGAAGGTTCTAGCTTAATCAATAATTCGGTTATAGTATTTGATACGCTTAGACAGGCATTTACAGGCATAAGAAGCGGTTGGAATGTAAATTGTTGGCTAAAATTCTATGAGGCAGATAAAAAAATAAGTTTATTCGGCCATTCTAATATAGGTCAAGTAAGCGAGATAAACACAGGATATTCTGACAACGGCGATGTGTATTATTCGGTATGGAAAAGCAAAGAATTTGATTTTGGCTCAGGAGAATCATATAAGAGATGGAATAGAGTATACCTGGATGTCAAACCTTCCATGTATGATTCAACACTAGAAATAGCATTTTATGTTGATGGTAAATATGTAGGAAATCTAACTGTAGATATACCAAAAGGTGACGGGGATGAAGTCTATTCAATCTTAACCCTTGCAAGTAAAGCAGGCGTTATCGGCGGAAGAAGAATGTCGCTGGAAGTAAAGCAAGCCGTAAAAGATAATCCCGTAGGCATACAAAGAGTGGCAATAGAATTCATAAGCCGTGGAACAAAGCCCACGTTTTACGGGTGGTGATTAAATGGGTTGGCTCGATACTGGACCGCCTCAAAGAGAATATACCCCAAAATTAATGTATAGAATTTTACGATCCATAGAGCACGCAGTAAACTACATGACTGAGCAAAACTTTAAAAATGGAATTTCAGGAACAGTAATAAATCCTGGAACGTTACCAGGTAATACTATCGCTAAAGGACAATTAACATTAGGACAGTTAAATTGGAAAGAATGGCCCATACCTTTAATACTGCTTGCTACACCATTTACAACAAACAGCGAAGAAGGAAAAAACATAGGAGGCTACTTTTCTTGGCATCCTTTAAATTATCCGGGTGGAGACTGGTATCTCGAAGCAAGTATATCAAGTGAAAATACAGCTGCAATAGCAACTGTCACAGTAAGAGGCAGCGGTGAATACGGTAGTGCATCCACAAATGAAACTGATTTAAAACTGGTAAGGTCAACTAAACTTTCTCTACCACAAAGCAAAGGAGAAACTATCTGGCTCACTCTTAAAACCAGTAACAGCAGTTATAGTGCAAGTTTAGTAAGTGCAAGGCTTATATTCGTTCCAACTTGAACTACTCCCACTTTCGCTTCGCTTAGAAGTGGGAGAGGTTCAATATACCAAAAATATTAAAAAATAAACCCATTTTTCAAAAATCTTTTAAGGAGTTGGTGAGAATGGCTCTTCCTAGGAATATTGCAACACGGGATTATTTTGAAAACAAGGGATATAAAGTAAAATGGAACGATAAAACAGGCACAATTGAAGTTAGTGACCCAAGAACAGGACATGCCGCAAGTATAACAAAAGGTTTTTATGACATTAAAAGTGGAACATCTTATATATCCCCGGACATGGTAAAGAGAGTTGAAGAAACTATTAGCTCAGGTAAATACAAATTACCGGAGAATAAATCATCATCAGGCTCAAGCGGAGGAAGCAGCGGAAGTAAAGCAAGTTCAAGCACCTCAACGGTAACCGGCCCTAGGAATATTGCAACACGGAATTATTTTGAAGATAAGGGATATGAAGTAAAATGGAACGATAAAACAGGCACAATTGAAGTTGTTGACCCAAGAACAGGACATGCCGCAAGTATAACAAAAGGTTTTTATGACACTATAGGTGGAACATCTTATATATCCCCGGACATGGTAAAGAGAGTTGAAGAAACTATTAGCTCAGGTAAATACAAATTACCGGGGTATGGCTCGGAGAGCACTAAAAAGACATACACCCCACACGAAGTAATTGATTTGGCAACGGGAATGATTGGCCCAATACTAGGAATGACAACACCCGCTCCAATAGCTGCACCGATGACAGCACTAGGCAAAACGGTAGGGATAGTAGGCGGAGAATTTGCAAAAGGGGCTTATGATATTGCCAGAAGCGGATATGCACCTGAATATTATATGCAAGAACAACTTCAACCGATATACAATTTTGAACAACAAACACCGAATTTCCGGTGGGACCCGCAGTACGATAGTATCGAAACAGCACCTATATATAAAAAATACCTCGACCAAGCACTAGAAACTATAACAGCATACGAAACGCAATTAATGGAAATGTTAAAGCAGCAAATGGGCGGTGTTGACCCTGCTACACAGGCAGCCTTAGCA